AAGGAGATATATGGATGCTTTGCACTCCAGTCATCTACGAAAAACCGATTTTATTTGCAAGAGAGGCCAAGCGGTATGTCGATAGCCGTACTGAGCCTTTACTTTGGAATAAAGTTGACTATAGGAATAAAGTACATTTAAAACTACTCAAGTTCCTTGGCTTTAAATTCTTACGTAAGTTTGAATGGGGGCCAAACAATGTAACATTTATTGAATTTTGCCGTGTGCGTAGACGCTAATGCGGGTCTAAGAGCCCAACAAAAACAAAGATGGAGAGAGAAGAACTCTACTTACGCTCAACAAGGTCTTAAGTTTTTTAACAAAGAGACTAGCTTACGTAGAGCTAAAGATAGAAACATCATAGGATACGGACGAGATCTCAGCGATCAGTACGTCAAGGCTCTCTATACTCAAGGAAAGGGACGTTTAGCTGTACAAAATGCAGCAGCTAAATACTTTGCAAGCAAGAGCAGAGGTAAATCCTTACAAGGCGGTAGAGCATTATCTGCTGGCCGTAACAGCTATTTAAAATATTTAAACACAGTTGCCAAAGTAGACAGTGTAATGGACGCTACATTTGGTAGAAATATGGCGTATGCACAAGAAGGTGCAAGACGTAAATACTTAAACGCAAATGCTAAAGCAAGAGAAGCACTAGGTATACCAGCTGCATATGGAGCACCTGTAATGTTGTCACCAACAGATAGGTTCAGTGGATTCCTACAAGTTGCTAGTTCTGTAATGAGTATTGCTACACCATTCTTACCCGGTGGTGGTATATATCAGTTAATGAATCCTACTCCTCCTCCATCTGATATTAAGTTAAAAGAAAATATAGAAGAAATAGGCTTATCACCAGATGGTTATAAAATATATGAGTTTAACTATAAAGATGACTTTACCAATACACGTTATCGTGGAGCTATGGCTCAAGATGTTGTTAAGAAGAATCCTATGGCTGTAGGTATACGTGATAATCATTTAACTGTAGATTATAACCAGATTGACATTGATATGGAGGTAGTATGACATCATCATTTGGAAACGTCATCGGTACTCCACGTGATGAGTTACCCGATATAAGTAAAACTAATTACTTAGAAACAGAGCCCGATATGACCAAGGCGGTCAACGAACAGATTGACGCTAACATAGCAGATACTAAGCAATTCTTCGACGACATGATGAAGATTGAGGAGAATCGGGCTAAAACTTTTGACAGAAGATTACAAGCTATTGTCGATATAACAGGTAAGGTAGACGACTTTGCCAAGGCTCTAGCTGCACAAAGAGCTAGTGATGAGATAGATGAGCAGAACTTTAAAGAAGATGAGCAAGCTATCAATGACTTCAAAGCACTAAAGAAAGCTGAAAATGACCAAGACTTTGCGGCACTAACTCTAGGTAATTTTTTCAAGGCACAGCTAAAAAGAACTGATGGCAAGGTAGATCTTAGGACTACTCGAGATAACGTGCTAAAAACTTTAGGTGATATTGAGTTTGCTTACAACCCAGATGGTAGCCTAAGAAACTATCTTAGAGGTATCAAGCCACACGTATTTAATACAGCTATAGACTCTGTTCTAGCTTCTTTAGGTCACAGTAAAATTAAAGATCCACAAGAGGCTTTACGTGTAGCAGAGTTTGCACAAAGACTTGTACGTAATAAAATACATGTAGACGCTTTCAACGCAGGCTACGATATATCTGGTGGTAGATATAAGAAAAACTTTTTAGGTATTGTTCAACCACACATAGACAAGTACCTAACAGCTAGAGAATATATCTGGGAATCTAACTATACTTCTCAATACGAGAAAAATATAAAAGAAACTCTTGATAATAAGATAAAAGATTATGCTGCGGCTATAAATTTATCACCAGCACAGGGTCAGGACTTAGGATTATTTACTGATAAAGAAGGCACAAACCTTTTATCACAGATAGAAGCTAGTCAATTTGCAGGGGCTGAGGATGCAAAGTTTAAATCAATGATGTATTTTGGTGAAACTTTAGCTAACTTTGCAAAGAATGATCCTAGTATGATTCCACATCTGCAAGCTGTACTTAATAATCTACCATACTCTGATAGAGGTACAAAGACTGACTTTCGTAATATTGAAGAATATCAAGCATCTATTGATGTTTTAAAAGAGCCAAAGCGTTACAGTAAAGTAACACAGTTTATTCGTACAATCGAAAAGGCTATAGAAGATGCACAGGATACAGAGTCACAGGATATAAAAAATGCACGTGCTTCTAATGTAACAGAATTTTTAAATAAAAACTATAAACCTCTAATAGAACGAGCAGCTAAAAGACCTGACAGAAGTGTAACACAGGCAGAAGCTTTCCAACTTCTTACTATGTTTACTGGTGACGAAACTCTATACAACCCTAATGATCCTGATAAACAGATACCACAAGAAATACTTACTCTATTTACTAAGGTAGAACAGGGTGCTATTACTGAAGGTGTCGCTAAAAGACTTGAGTTTGCTAGTCTTATTAACGATCAGAGTAAGATTATCTTACAGATGATAAAAGATAGAAAAAGAGAACTAGGTCAAGATCCTACAATAACTACTGACGATTTATTCTTAGCAAAGCAGCTAGAAGATATACTAGCAGCAGAGGTAGTCGAAGGTACAACAGGAGAAAAAACACAGCTAGATCTAGAAATAGAAGCTGGTGGTGGTGTAGATAGCTTTTTAAAAAGTCGTGTACAAGATATAAAAGCAAAGTTTGATGCCGGAGAGTATGATGGCTTGGGCCGAAGATTGTATGTACAAGGAGTTGAACAGGCAGAAGCTTTACGTAAAGCATACAAAGCTGATAAGAGTTTACTATTTTCTAAAGATGTACATGAAGGAGAAGCACCTTTCTTAGAAAAAGCACTACTATATATACGAAGCGGTGGTAAATTAGAGCCAGAAGTTTTACAATACTTTAGAAACTTTAGAAAAGCGGGTCTGGTAGATGACCAAGGTAATTTACTAACTGCACAAGAAATAATGTTTGAACGCTTACGTGCTACAGGTGCGTTTGTTGATGATCCTACGTTTGGATTTAGAATTAAATCTGACATGGACTACCTAACTTTAGAAGAGAAGAAGTATCTTCACAGTGGTGGGACACATCATGTTCATAACATTGCTACTAAAGATGGTGGTAAGCATGCACAAAACATGCTCAATGGTATGGAAAGTATTTATGCTAACGGTAACTATGGCAACAGAAAGTCAGGTTACGAGTACTACAATACTGGCCCAGCTATGACTAATAACTACCGTACAAATATAGGTGCAAACATTTTTGGTAACGACATAAGAGCTAGGAATCTTGACTACATAGCTAAAGTTGCTGAACGTCATCCAAAAGTGCAAATGGGTAGGTATGGTCTGACTGGAGAACAGTTTATGCAGATATACAATCAACCCGGATTTAAAAGAGCATTTAAAGGAAATCAAAAGTTTGATGAAAACTTCCAAGACTTTATGGCTTTTGAGCTTATGCGTTACAAACTAAGTCGTAATCAATCAATACGAGGTATGGAGTTTTCTCCAGATGGTAGGCTTGTAACTAAACTAAACCACTTTAACCCACAGGAAATAGAAGCTTTTAACACTATATTTCCACAACTAAAAAATATGTCCTTTCTACAACTACATAATTTATCTGGTGCAATCGCAGAGGTATTTTTATCAGACGTTGAAAAAGGCATAAAACCAGATAAACCCGATATTAATAGGATGGTATTTGTACCATGACACAATCTTATACAGGTGGTGACGGGTTCGATCCAGATAAGGATGATATAGATTTTATTGCTGACAAAACTAGAGAAGCTATTGACGAGTTCAGACAAAGACAACAGGCTCGTCAAGTAGCTGCACAGCAAGATATCCAAAAAGAAGAACAAGCTGTATCTGAGCAAGTCGATCCACGTAATGCTGAAACTTGGGGTGCTAAGGCACTCATCAAAGAGGGTCAGTCAATACTGTCAGGAGGCTTACAAGACACAGCGTCATCACTAGCCACATTTCCTGAGCGTACAATAGATGCGTTATCAGGCGAAATGCAAAGAGAAAAAGAAGAGAAAGGCGAATATACCCCAGAGTGGACACCATTTAACTCATACGATAACCCTATAGAAACCAAAACATGGTGGGGCAAACAGCTTAGAGGTCTAGTACACTTTGGTAGTTTAGCATTAGGAACAGTTGCAGCAGCCAAGGCAGTAGCAGCTACAGGTGTGGTTACGATTCCAGCTGGTCTAGTAGGTCTTACTACCAGCAGTTTAGCTCGTGGTGCAGCCATAGGAGCTGTGTCTGACCTTATATCAAAAGAGTCAGACGAGCAGAATGTACTTGGTGCGTTACGTCAAAGATATGGTTGGGCTGATACACCATTAGCTACAAAAGATACAGACCATCCTGTAATGATGAAGATTAAAAACATCGTTGAAGGTATGGGCATAGGTCTTGTATTTGATGGCGTAGCATATACACTTAAGAAAGGTAGCAAACCTGTTATAGATCAAATTATAAAACGTAATAAAAGTCTTGATGACCAAACACTAGAAGCTGGTGTAGCACAGCTACGTAGAGCTGAAACAGAGTTTAGAGCAGACAAAAATAGACCTCTTGCAGAGCCACATCAAGGTGCACATATATCACAGGTAGAGCCAGAGCTTGCACGTACACAACTGTCACGTACTCGTAAAGAGTGGGGTGCAGAAGAAGGATCTGCTGGTTCTGTAACAACACCAGTAGAACGTGAACGTATTGCACAGTTTGGTGAGACAGATGATAAGACTGTAGAGCGTATAGCAAAAACACTGATGAGTAGCGAAAAGTTTGCAAAAGAACTCAAAGCTGCAAAAGGTGACAGAAAAGCACTTGCTGATAAATTTAGAGAGCATGTAGATGCACACCAACGTATTACACAGGGTAGAGAAGCTGGCGATATGTCAGCAAGAGAGTATCTAAAAGATGTCATAGAGTCACAAAAAGACATGGTAGATGGTATCGAAATACTAACATCCAAAGATGTTGTTACTCTTGACCTTGTTGTAGGTACACTACTCAAACAGTTACGAGATACTGGTATCGCTGGTAGAGAAATAGCTGATATTGTTGACCTAGATGCTATAGATGGCCCAACTAAACAGATTGTTGATACAATGCTATCTGCGTTATTCTTAACTAAGAAAGCTAGATTTGTCAAGTCTGACTCATTTAGAGAACTAGGAGTTGGTAAAAAGCGTAAAAATGCAATCAACGAAGTAGTCAGAAAAGATGTAGAAGCATCGAGAGAAGCTATACTTTCTGTGCTAAACATAGCAAAAGATGGTGACGATGACTTACTGATGGCAGTATATGAAGCGTTTTCTATGATGAAGGACATGAATACTTTAGATGACTTTGATCATTGGGCACGTAAGATTATACTTGGTGGACAGCTAGAACCCGGTGGCATAAACCGTACTGGTACACTTATACGTGAACTAGAAGGTGTAATGACACACAGTATACTATCTGGCCCTAAGACACCAATTAGAGCTATCATGGGTACATCCACTGCAACATTCCTTAGACCTTTAGCCACAGCTATTGGTGCTGGTTTACGCTATCCATTTAATGGTGATGCAATTACATTTAAGTCTAGCCTTGCTTCTGTTAACGGTATGCTAGAAGCAATACCAGAATCATTTACATTATTTAGAGACAGACTAAACTCATACTGGAAAGGAGATATAGCTTCTATTAAAACTAGATTTTCTGAGTATAGTAAAGGTGATGAAAATTGGGAAGTGTTACGTCGTTGGGCAGAAGATAGTGGCAGAGCATCAGCTGGTGAAACCGCAGCGTTTCGTGTAGCTAACATGGCACGTAGTATGAACAACAGTAACTTCTTAACATACTCTACAAAGATCATGGCTGCGACTGACGATGCCTTTGCATATATACTAGGTCGTGCTAAGATGCGTGAGAAAGCTATGCGTAAAGTTCTTGAGTTACAGGAGGGTGGATATAGAACACCTAAGATAACAAAAGACTTGATGAAAGCATACGAAGATGATTTCTATTCCCAGATCTTTGATACTAACGGTAACATTATAGATGAAGCGACAAAGTTTGGGCGTAAAGAAGTAACACTTACACAAGAACTTACAGGCTTTGCCAAAGGTCTTAATGATGTGTTTACTGCTGCACCTCTAGCCAAACCATTCTTTTTGTTTGCTAGAACTGGCGTAAACGGACTTGCACTTACAGGTAAATTTACACCCGGATTTAACTTCTTAGTCAAGGAGTTTAACGATATAGCACTAGCAAGACCAGACAATCTAGATAACGTAGCTAAGTATGGTATCACTAATCCTGTTGAGCTAGCTAACGCAAAGGCTTTACAAACAGGTCGATTGGCGATAGGTTCTGCTGTAACATTTATGGCAGCACAAGCTTGGATGCGTGGTGATCTTAATGGTAACGGCCCTGTTGATAGGCAGAAAAGGCAGCTATGGCTTGACGGTAAATGGGAACCAAGAAGTATTAAGCTAGGTGCTGTACGTGTTGGTTACGATCAGTTTGAACCATTTAACCTTATCATGTCTACAATAGCTGACATAGGTGATGCAAGCGAGCTGATGGGCCAAGAGTGGACAGAAGGTGAACTACAGAAAATATCTTTAGTTGTAGCACAGGCTATTACAAGTAAGTCTTACCTAGCTGGTATCCAGTCATTTGTAGATTTATTTGCTGGTCGCCCCGGTCAGTTTGATAGAATCATAGCTGGTCTAGCTAACAACCAGATACCGCTTGCTGGTCTACGTAACGAACTCGGTAAACTATTGACACCATACATGAGAGAAATAAGCTCTGGTGTAGATCAGTCAATACGTAACCGTAATTTAATTTTTGAAAACTTTGCAGAGGGTGAAAGTAAGTTACCTCTTAAGTATGATATGCTTAATGGTAAACCTCTGAAAGATTGGGATTTCTTGACTCGTGCATTTAACGCAGTCAGTCCTATATCTCTTAGTCTAGATCAAGGCCCGGGTAGAAACTTCTTGTTTGACAGTGGGTACGATCTACGTAAATCTACATACTATGCTCCTGACGGTACTAATCTTACAGATATGCCTCGTATTAGATCTGAGTTTCAAAGAGCTATTGGCTTACAAAACTTAGAACGAGAACTTGATAAGATGGCTGTAGATCCTAGAATGTTAGCATCAATGGATAAGATGTATGAAGACATTAGATCTGGTAGACGTGCAGAATATGACGCACGAGACTACTACCATAATATAATGATAAAGAGATTATTTGATAGAGCAAGGCGACAGGCATGGGCTTCAATTAGCACACGCTATGATGTTGCAGAAGCTATCAGAGATAGACGGGCAAGAGAGCTTGCACAACAAACTAAGCAAGACACAACAGCTAACATCCTCAACATATATAAATAAATGGCGACAACATTCAAAGAACAGGTAGGTGATGGTGACGCAACAGTCAACTTTACCTTCCCTTCATATCAATCTTCTGATGTTAAAGTCCGTGTAGATGGTGTCCTAAAAACAGCAGGCAATCACTACAACATCATTAACTACACTACTACAGGTGGTGGGGATGTGGTCTTTACGTCAGGCAATATACCATCCAGTCCAGCTCTAATACGTATATATCGTGACACTAACGTAGATACAGCCAAGGCTACATTTACAGCAGGGTCATCCGTAAAAGCAGCTGA